AGCTTCATTTAACTCTAATGTATAATGTAAAACATTCTTACCTTTTTTGATTACATTTGCACCTAAATTAACAAGCAGAAAAGATTTACCAATTCCAGCTGGAGCAACAACAACACCAAGCTCACCTTTACCTAAACCACCGTCCATAAGATTATCAATCACTTCCCAACCTGTTGGTTGTATATGTCTTGTTGCTTGATTATATCTATCATCTACAGATTCTACATATTCATGACCTACATTTCTTTCAGCACCTGCAGTCATCGCTGTATCTATCTTTGCTTTTATTGCGTCATATTTACCTGCACTTAAAAGTTCGACGGAATCCATTATAGCATTTTTTAACACTTTATTCTTACAAAAATCAAGAGTCTGCTCCATTACAAAATCTAAATCAGATGCATCAAGGTGCCTATAAGCATCCTTCACATTTGACACAACACTCTTTTTTAATATATCGTCTGTTATTTCAGATATCTTTACTTTCAGCACCTCTGCTGTAGGCTGTGATTTGTATTCTCTAAAATATTCTTTTATTACTGAAACTAAAAATTGATTTGATTCGTTTTCAAAATACGAATCCTCAAGAATATCATTTATCTGCTGTAAAAATTCTTTGCTTTTTAATAAACACGTTATAATCTTTATCTGAAAAGAATAACCAAACTCACTTAATCTATCACTCATCTGTCTTGCCCGCCATTACGTCTAAATGTGAAAAGCACTGCTTTAGCCAAAAGTCTGGATTTTTAATTGCAGTATTCAGCTTGTCTTCTAACATCATTTTTTGAAATTTATATTTAACCAATCTATTAACTGGCTTTTTAACTGTGTCTATAATAAGAGATTTAACACTTCCATTTATATCTACATTGGATAGCTGCATTAAATCATAATTTAAGCGAATCATATCTTCACTATTTTTTATATTTGCAATTATTTTAGAATCATCATCTAAATTTTTTACATGGTCAATCAATTGGTCGATTGTAATTTTTTTATCATCAAATAATATTGGTAATTTTTTTGCTAATGTCTTTACACCTACGCCTTTTATACCTGGTATGTTATCTGACAAATCACCTTTCATCGTTCTATATAGCAAAAAATTATGAGCAGGTATATCAAAGTCTTCTTGAACCGTATCCCTAAAATAATATTTCTTTTTTGTAGGTGACCACACTTGAACTCTATTATCTACCAATTGTAAAAAATCTTTGTCTGTCGACATTATATAGAACTGGCTTTTAGGATATACTTGTTGAGAAATATAAGCCATCGCATCATCAGCCTCTATATTTTCTGGTGCAAGAACAGTAACCGGTAACTGGTCAAGATATTGTACAAGCCGGCTTATTTGCTGACTCATAGATATGCGTTCGTCTTCCTGGTTATTGAAGGAGCTTAGACGGGTTAACCGCTTTCTAACTTTTCTGTTTGCCTTATACTCCGGGAAGAGTTTTCGCCTTTTACTAGAACCACCTTTTCCATCAAAACAAATAATTACTCTAGTTGGTTTGATGTTTTTAATTGCATAACCAATAGATTGCAGAAAACCCGTCATCCCTCCAATATGTATACCGTCCTCATTAGTACTTGGATTGACAGCGAATGCTCTAATAAAAGTATTCAATCCGTCAATCAATAAAATCCTGTCATTAGGACTTTGACTTAAAGTATCTTCTTCTTTAAGACTTTTTAGAATGTCTATATAATTTCTTTTCATATATATAATATAACAAATTTTTGTGACATAATAAAATAAAAAACGTACTAAGTGGGCAGTTTTTTTATTTTATTGTTATAACCTTAGCTTTCGCTTTTTCTGATTTAGGAACGGTAATTTGTAACAGCCCGTTTCTCATTGCTGCGTCCAGTTGTCGTAAGTCATAATCTGGACTCACCTTCCATCCCATATCAAAACTCCTTCTTGCTATACCTCTATGCATAAAAGCTGGAGCTTCTTCATCTGATGGATGTGATTCTATAGTTGGTTTCTTATAAGCAACCTTCAAAGTGTTGCCTTCGACGGACACCATGATGTCGTCTTTCTCTAGTCCGACACAAGCTATATCAAAACATAGTGTATCATTTTTAGTAAATACATCTACTGGATAATCAGGTTTTGAATCAATAAATGAGCCAAAGCCTACATTTGTATCGAAAAAGTTTTTGAATAATAAATCGGTAGAGAGGAGTCTCTCACCTAGTAATTGTCTTGTCATAATAAATCTCCTTAAATAATTTTAATGATTAGCGCCCACTTAGTACGTTAATCATATATAAATATCACGCTAGTAATAAAAAAAAGGCTCTTGGTTGGCTAAATAAATCTTTAATAGTGGTGAGGATTTTTAGCTCTTAACATTCTACACCACGTGAAGGTGGCCTTTTTTCGTAGAACTAGGAGTGCAGAGGTGTGCTACATTGTGTTCAGTTGATGCCGGTCTTAACCTACTGACGTCCACTCTTAACTTGCTTTCCTGTTTTATAATACTTTTATTACATCAGATTTTTTAACCTCTACAACTTCAAAATCAATTGAGTCATTTGCAAACTCTTGATTGACTTTTACTTCTGCATCAGTAACTGATACTGCACTTACAAGATACGCTTCTTTTTTCCACGTAACTTTTTTACCATTATCGGTAGCTACTTTTACTCTTGCTAAATAATACAAATCCATAACTTTTTCTCCTTATTGTTTTATATATAACTTGCCTTGTCTAATATATAATTTACCTGCAGGTATTTCTTTTAATTCTCTGCCCATTAAATCATATATTTTACTATCGTTTTTCCACATACAGCAACTGCATCCAAATTGGCATACTTCATTTATTGCAGTTGGATTGCCTATACTAAATAATACCCATGAAAAGGTATTTTGGTCAAATATTAAACTATCACACCTAGTACATGTTTCCATTGTATTTGCTTCATAAAGTATAACATCATAACAAAGCTTAACTGTATCTGTAGTCATGATTTGTCCAAAATAATCATACATACCTTGTCCTGCATAGCACATACCATTAGTACATACTGCCCAATACACATCCATTGAATCTGGATTATGAATTATATTTGATGTATCAAGTCCTACGTTAAATCCTTGAGACTGGTCTGTCCAATATGTTATTGAATCACAGCAAAAATATGGTGCTGTCTGCTGTGCTTGTGTTTGTAGTCCAAGCGAGACTAATAATACTAATAAAATATTTTTCATATTACTCTTTATCAAGAAAATCAAATTTATATGATTTAGCTGTTTCTCTTAATTCTCTTGCTTCAGCCAATTGTTTTACTAACTTCTCACACTCTTCAACTACGCCTGGGTGTTCACCGACACCTACAGAACTTAACATATAATTTGCTAAGTTTGCTTTTGCTGTAGCCTCTTGTGAGTCTGCTTTTGCGATAATCGCTTTGATAATTAAATCGTTCATTTTTTTCTCCTTTTTAATAAAAATAATAATCAGCGGTTGGATTCGAACCAACAGTTTTTCAAGTACTAATTGTTAGGCTAAAAACTTAAAAAAAGCCTTATATGTCCTCGTACTCTTTAAGGACATTGGGTCAGCGTTACTGCCTCATTTTACTTCCCTTAGGAAGGTGTCTTCCAAGAACAGCTATGAGATTTTATATATCCCGTCGCTATTCGTTCCACCACGCATATTGATTATTATTAACCTACTGGTACGTCATCTTCTCCAATTTCGATATCATCGATTCCAATATCATCAGTTTTATATGACATAACCATTGTTTCACAAATTTTATTATATATACTTTCTTTTCTTTCAGGATTGGAAAGCACTTTAGTTTCAAAGTCTTTAGATAAAAACTTAATGTCTTCACCTGTAACATCACAACTATAAGTATACCAAGAGCCGCCTTGTTTCAATAAATTATAATCCTTCATTACCTGAAGCCAACTTCCTGTATCATCTATTCCTGATTCGAAATAAATGTTAAATTCAGCTGTACGTAATGGTGGACCCATTCTATTTTTTACAACGACACATTTTGTTTTAATACCTATTGTTTGTTCTTTACCTGCAATTTTTGCTTTAATCTGGCCAGCTGCTTTTAATCTTAATCTACAACTTGCATGAAACTGTATAGCTTTTCCACCACTTGTTGTCCAAGGGTCTCCAAACATAACTCCAAGCTTTTGTCGTAATTGATTAGTAAAAAATAGAGCTACTCTTTCTCTACCAATTAGCTGAGTAATTTTTCTCATACCTTTTGATAATACAATTGCTTTTGATGTTGCCCAACCTTCTTTGTCATAATCTTGAGCCTGTTCAACTTTAGTAGTCGCTGCTGCAACAGAATCTACTGCAATTGATACAAGCCTATCTTTATCACTTTCTTTAACTTTAAGAATTATATTTTCAATTACCTCAAAAATATCTTCTACAGTTTCAAGTTGGATATAAAGTAGTTTAGAAATATCTATACCGATAGCTCTTAAAAACTCTTCATTCATAGCATTTTCTGTATCGATGTATACAGCCAAACCTCCTTTTTTCTGAGTGTTGGCAAGTAAGTGAGCAGCTAACAGTGATTTACCAGAAGCTTCCATACCGGTAATTTCAGTAATTCTACCTACAGGTAAACCACCATTTGGCCTATTAGAAATAGCAAGGTCAAGAATAGATGAACCTGTACTTATCCATTCAGTCAAATCTGTTGGTGTGTCTTCTGCACCATCTAGAAAGTATGCAACTTTCATTCCCTTGAACTGCTTGTTTAATGAGTCAGCTAATACGCTGGCCAATTCATCTCGTTTAGTTTTCTTTGCCTTTGCCATGTTTTTTCTCCTTACTCGTTAAATAAATCGTCAAATGCAGATTCAATATTTTCAGTTGATTTCACACCTGTTGCCGCTGCTGTTGCAACTGGCTTTGCTTCTTCTTCAGAAGAGCTTTCAGGGTCTAACCATTCTGTCAATACCGCTTTTAAGTCATCATAAGAATTTTTTCTAAAAATTTCAAAAATATCTTTCTGACCATTGATGATTTTTTCTGCAACATTAGAATCTTCTGTAGCAGCTGTTTGATTAGGTTTTACTCTAATTGAAGTTTTTGGAAACTGTCCTACACCTTCAGCTGGAGTGAATTCTACAGAAACATCTCTACCTGCTTTTACATCTGTGATATCACCATAATCAGGGTCAGCAATAAAGCCTAGTAATTCAGTATAAACCTGCTTACCAAATCCCCATAATTTTACACCTTCTGATTCCTTACCTCTTACCAATACCGGTACATAAACTCTCATCTTAGGTGTTAGTTTTTTAGCTAAATTAAAATCATCTGATTTTCCAGTAGCTCTAAGTTTTTGAGCAAATTCCTCTACAGGGTCTGCATCACCATAAGTAATAGGTGAAAGATAATTTTTCTTTCCTAAGTCATAGTGAAAGTACAATTCCTGAAATGGATTGTCTTTATTAAATTGATAAGGAACAATTCTAATTTGTTGCTTACCTGGTTCAGGTTTCCATAAAGTATCTTGTCTGCCTGTTTGTGTTTGTAAGTTATTTAACTTACGTCTGATTGCATCTAAATCTATTGCCATCGTTTTCTCCTTTTAATTATTATTTATTATTTTTAATTTCTTGCACATCTTTTCTTAGGTCTTGCGCTTTACCTTTAATTTCTTGCATTGCTTTTCTAATTCTGGTACCAGCTGACATATTCCCATTGTTGAATTTGTCTACATCAGTCTGTATATTTTCCAAAATTGATTGCAATTCTTGAATTGATACTGCCATCGTTTTTCTCCTGTTTTTTAATTATTACTATAATATAACAAAACTTTCTTAATCTAAAAAACTTTTGTTAATTTTTTTTTATATTTTTTTCTGTAGCCTTCAACAGCCAGCTCCTTGTGTTTTGCCTCTACGACAACATCGATGTCCAAACCA